GCGGAATTAGTATTTCCACATCAGAATTTTTCAAATATCAATGTTCCCTTGGGGCATTGCATCTTGTTTCCAAGCGCAGTTACGCACGGGCATAAGGTCAATCCGTTAAAGTCTGGTGTTAAATATTCTTTGACGATGTGGACAAGTCGGTATCAGGGTGACGTAAACATCTAAATTTGATATGGTGCGGGAAATAGAGGTTTGCCATGAACGCTTTAAATCCATTTAGTACACATCCATTTTCCGCAGATACGCATTTGTATGTTTTGAGCGGTCAAGCAATTACAACCGCCGCGCCTAGCGTTGCGACAACGGCTATTTCTCAAAATCATGCTCTAGGTGCTAATGATGTTACAACGGGTGCGCCTGTTCTTGGTTCGGCATTAATCGCTGGAAATCAAATTCTTCAACCGCAAGATATAACTGCGGGCGCTCCTGACGTTCCAACGGCGAACATGGCAGAGGATGAAACCTTTGACACTGCAAATCTGTTTACGGGTGCGCCGATTGTTCCTCATATTGCTCTTGTTCAAGAGCATATTCTTAGCTCAACGGCTATAACAACTGGCGCGGTTTCTATAGGCCAGCCAGCCCTTATACCTACAGTGCCTCTTTCAACTAGCGATGTTACAACGGGTGCGCCTACGGTTGGAAATACAACCATAAATCAAGATCATGTTATTGCGCCTCAAACAATAAGCACGGGGGCCGTGTCGGTTGCCTCTGCATCTATCTCGCAAGTGCATGTTTTGGAGGGTAATGATTTAGACGCGGGTGCGCCAGACGTAGGAACCGCAGGCATAACTCAAGTTCATATCTTGAGCGGAACTGGATTTGATGCGGGTGCGCCTAGCGTTGGCTCTACGGAGATAGATCAAGATCATTTAATAACAGCAAGCCCCATAACTACGGGAGCAGCGACTGTTGCGAATACGGTCATAAATCAAAAGCATGTCCTAGCTACGGCAGATGTTTCGACGGGATCGCCCGTTGTTGATAATTGCACAATGTCAGAGGAAGAAAGCTTTGACGCGCCCAACCTTGATACTGGTTCTCCTGTTCTTGGAACCGCTACGATAGCTCAGGATCATCAGTTGCTTGGCGCGGATCTAACATCAGGAAGTCCAGACCTTGGAACTGCATTAATAAATCAGACGCATGTCCTTGTCGGGGAAGGCTTTAGTGCGGGCAATCCTACGCTTGGAACGGCGGCTATTTCTCAGAACCATGTTATAACCCCACAGGGCTTTTCGACAGATCCCGTTGACGTTGGATCTCCGCTTATCGAGCAAGTTCATATCCTTGCAACTGCAGACGTCACAACGGGCGCTCCTAGCGTTCCAGATACAGCCATTACACAAGATCATATCTTCACAACGCCAGATATAACAACGGGCGCTCCCGTCATTGATAGCGGGGTTCTTAATCAAACGCATATTCTAGGCGGGCAAGAAATAACCACAGGATCGCCTAGCGTCCCTCAGATTGATCCAAACTTTATTTACGGGTTTACTACTGTAAATATATCAACAGGCGTTCCCAGTGTTCCAAGCACGGCCTTTGGGCAAGTGCATATTCTAACTCCAAACAACATTACAACGGGCGCTCCGATTATACCTGATCTTTTGTTTGATGCGGGCATAGGTAGATACGCAGATGAAAGAGATAGTGAAAATATTGTCATTGAGGCGCTTTCGCAGAACGTTGTGATAGAAACAGGATCGAAAAATTCAGCTATTGTTTTGCAGGTCAACGAGATTAACGAAGCTGCTTAACTTATACAATTTTTTCGTGTAGAGTGCGGCTAGAAACTAATGGACGCAGCGAATGGCTTTTTACATTAAGCAAAACGATACAGCACCGATTATTCTTGTAACCCTCAAAGATGGTAACGATGTTGCGGTGGATCTTACTGGCGCGACCGCCGTTTTTAAGATGCGGCCCGTTGGGCAAACTACAGTAAAAACAAGCGCCGCCGCGATTATTCATAACGCCGATAATGGTCAAGTTCGATATGAATGGTTGGCGGCTGATACGGATACAATAGGATCTTATGAGGCTGAGTTCCAAATAACCTTTACCGATGGAAAGATTGAAACATTCCCCAATTCTGATTTTATCAGGATAACAGTAACGGATGATATATCATGAGTGGATTAGTCGTAGAAACCCAGCCCGCAAGAGAGCCGCTTACTGTTATTGAAACGCGTGATAGCTTGAGGCTCGACGATGATGTAGATGAAACCCTTGTGATGAGCCTTATCATTGCGGCGCGGGAGTGGGCTGAAAATTACACAGGGCGAGCGCTCATAACTCGCACCATGCAGCAATGGATGGATGGGTTCGTTCCTGTTGATATGCCGTTGTGGGAAGGCTGGAAAACTGGTCCCGACATTGTCAATTATCAAAATCACATTGAGTTAGCCTTAGCCCCTGCAATCGCTGTTTCAGATATTAAATACTACAATGATGGGAGTTATGAAGATTTAGAATATGCCGTTACTGTGGCGGGTGGTGTTTTCGTTATTGATGGGGCTTCTCAGCCCACTTTAACCCTCAAGCGTGGTTCTACATATAGGTTCAAACAAGATGATAGCAGCAACGGAAGTCATCCTTTGCGGCTATCTACTACGGCAAATGGAACCCACGGAGGCGGCTCAGAATATACCACTGGTGTTACAACTAGCGGAACTGCGGGAAGTTCTGGTGCTTACATTGAGATAACTGTTGATGCCTCTGCGCCTGATGCGCTTTACTATTATTGTTCAAATCACAGCAATATGGGCGGGTCTTTTACCATAACAGATCAAGATACAGAGACCGTTTGGCCCGCAAAGAATTATTATGTTGATACGATCAGGGAGCCAGCCCGTGTTATTCTCAGGGATGGTGGTTCATATCCCACAGAATTGCGAGGCGCTAATGCATTAAAGATAACTTACACGGCGGGATATGGCGCAACCACTCAAAGCGTCCCAGAGCCTATTAGGATTGCTATGATGCAGTATTGTGCTTTTATGTATGAGCATCGCGGAGACTTTGAAAGGTTCCCCCCTCCGCAGCCTCCTAAGCTCCTAACGCAGCTTTTGCAGCCATATCAAATAATGCGTTTCACTTCGACGCCATATAAGGGAATGGTCAGGGCAGGGATCGGCTAAATGTCTATCGGAGATATGCGAAATAGGCTTGAGTTACAAGCCGCAACAAGAACCTCAGATCAGGGCGGTGGATCTTCTATTGCTTGGACGAAGGTGGCTACTATTTTTGCAAGCATAACTCCGCAATCTTCTAATGAGGCGGTTTTTGCAGATAAGCTAAGGGACGTTCTTAGAAGCACGGTGCGTGTTCGATACAGAACAGATTTAACAACTGCCAATCGCTTGGTTCAAACATATCGCCGCAACGGCGTTCAAACCACAAGAACCTTCACGATCAATGGTGTTTTGAACGTGGACAATAGGTTTAAGTTTCTTGATCTTGATTGTGAGGAAGGTGTGGCCTCATGACAAGCATTAAGGCAAGGGTAACGAGAGCTCCAAAATATGCTAAGGTCGAGGCTAAATATGCTTCTGTTGTTAAAAACATTATAGCGTCTGGCGTCCAAGATACCATGAACACTGCGAAAACAAGCATACAGCAACACCAAAGCAAGGGTAGAACTTATGGTAAGCACACCGCCTCCGTTGCTGGTAATCCTCCAAACTCTGATACTGGATTTCTCGCAAACAACATTTTTATGGTTTTAGATGCGGATAAATTTGGCGGCGCTGTTGAAAGTCGTGCAGATTACTCTGGCTTCCTTGAGTTTGGCACAAGCAAGATGGGCGCTAGGCCATATCTTCAACCAGCGCTTGAGGAAAATAGGCCAAAGATCAGAAGAATGTTTGCACGTTTGCGGTCAAGGGGCGTTTAAATGGCGTTACACTCATGGAACCTACAAAAAGCGATATACGCAAAGCTAAACGATGCAACCATATCTGGGGCCACCGTTGCAGACGTACCAGTATATGATGATATTCCAGAGGGAACTTCTGCGCCATATATCAATATTGGAGAAGAAACCGCCATCAATGATGGCACGAAAACCGTGGATGCGGTGGAGCATACACTAACCATTCATGTTTGGTCTGAATATCGGGGCAGATATGAAATAAAGCATATTATGGAACAGGTCTACCAAAACCTTCATAATGCTGCTATAACTGTGTCAGGTGCTTCACTGGTAAACATACGGCAAGAGTTCGCCACAACCCTTGAAGAACCTGATGGAATAACGCGGCATGGGGTCATGAGATTTCGCGCCATTGTGTTTGATAACTAAGGAGAAAGAACATGGCGGCACAAAAAGGCTCCGCAATGCTACTGAAGATTGATATTAGCGGCACGGCAACAACTATTGCTGGGTTGCGTTCAACTTCAATTTCAATGAACGATGAAGCGGTTGATGTAACAACCAAAGATAGCTCTGGCTTGAGACAGCTTTTGGGGGGCGGCGGCGTCCAGTCATTTAGCGTTTCTGGATCAGGTGTGTTTACAGATGATGCCTCGGAGATAGCTCTCCGCGCTGCTTTTGATACCCAAAGAACACAGGGAACATTTACTGATTTTGATATTTTCATTCC